CCACAAGTGTAACTAATAACGGTACTATTGCTGGTGGTGGTGGTGGCGGTGGAGGCGGTGGTGGTGGTAGTGATTTTGCTTCTCTAGGAGCAACTTACAGCGTAGGTGGCGGAGGCGGTGGTGGCGGTGCAGGTAGTGGTGCGGCTGGTTCTGGCGGTATTGCATCTGGCTCTATAACAAACACAAATGGTGGTGCTGGTAATGCAGGATCATCATCATCTGCTGGTAATGGTGGTACTGGTGCATCTACTCCTAGCGGAAGAAAAGCTGGCAATGGCGGTAATGGCGGTGCATTAGGATCATCCGGCTCTAGTGGTACATCAAGCAACACAAACCGAACAACTGCTGGCGGTGGCTCTGGTGGCTCTGCTGGTAACTACATTAACGGTAACTCTAATGTTACTTGGGTATCTAGCGGTACTTTACTTGGTGGATCATCATAATGGAAAAAGTTCAATTAACCGACGAGCAGATCGACCATATAGCAGAGCGCGCAGCAGAAGTTGCGTTTAAACGAATCTATGAAGAAGTAGGTCGCTCTGTCGTTAAAAAGATATTCTGGATTGTTGGAGCCGGTGCATTAGGTCTCATGATCTGGTTAGCTGGTAACGGTCAATTGCCTAAGTGAATTGGACCCACTTACATTACTTGCGGCTGCGAAGTTGGCGGCTGGAGCAATTAAGCAGGGTTGCGCTTTGTACCAAGAATATAAAGCTCAGGGTATGGAGTTGCTTGACGCTTACGGACAGGCAAAAGATGTTGTTCAGGAAATTAGTGGGCATTTAGGGAACTTCTTTAAGGCTCATGAACAGCTTGAAAAGCATATCCATGAGGAAGAATTAAAGACTAAGAAAGCCCGTGATCCTGAGTTATCGGTAAATCAAGAGGCATTTAATCGTATCTTGGCTCAGAAAGAGATGATACGTATAGAGACTGAATTGCGAGAAGTTCTCGTTTATCAGGCTCCGAAAGAATTAGGTGCTATTTGGTCAGAATTTGAAGTAATGCGCGACAGGATTAAAGAGGAGCGTGCAGAGGTTCAACGTCAAGAGCTATATAAGCAACAGGCAGCTAAATGGCGACGAGCAAAGCTAAAAAAGCAGATTCAAAGCCAGCTAACTTCAATTTTCGCAGTATTGTTCGTAACGACTTGGTTCCTATGGCTAATGATACTGATAAGAACGAGTCACACATACCGTGGTCTCTACTCATCTCCCTGGTGGTCTTGTGTCTTGTGCTCGTAATAGCCTTGCCTATTATGGGCATTATGTATTTAGACATGAACAATGCGACGGTTGTTGCTATCGATGAAATACGCAAGATGCGTGAACTACGCTCAAAGATAATCTTAGAAATGGAGCAAAGATAATGCTAACTTTATTGTCAACTTTTATGTCTTTCTTATCAGGTGGACTTCCTAGTTTGCTTAATTTCTTCCAGGATAAGTCTGATAAGAAGCATGAATTAGCTATGGCTCAGGTACAAATTCAGATGCAGCTAGAGATGCAGAAAGCAGGCTTTCAGTCTCAGGAGCGTATTGAGGATATACACACAGAGCAGATACAGATACAAACATCAGCAGACGAGCGTAAAGCCCTTTACCAGCACGATATAGAGATAGGTAAGGGTGCTAGTCAATGGGTAATCAATGCTCGCGCTATGGTGCGTCCTACCATTACGTACGGCTTATTCTTCTTATTGGTGGCTATTGATATAGCTGGTGTCTGGTATGCATGGACTCAGAACGTGCCGTTTAAAGTAATGATCGATGAAGTATGGGATTCAGATACTCAGTTGATATGGGCATCTGTTATTGCATTTTGGTTCGGTACTCAGGCATTTGGCAAAAAATGAAGGTATCAGACTCAGCTAGGACTTTAATCATGCACCACGAAGGTGTACGGTTAAAGCCTTATAGATGTCCTGCTAGGTTGTGGACGGTTGGTTGCGGGCACGTAATTGATCCTAACCATGCCAGAGTGCCATTTGAGGATCGCAATAGTCTGGAAATACCAGATGGCTGGAACCGTAAATTATCAATGGATGAAGTCAATGCAATTCTTGCGGCTGATTTGCAGCGTTTTGAACGAGGTGTATTACGTTATTGCCCTAGTGGGATTACTCAAGGGCGGTTTGACGCTCTGGTCTCTTTTGCGTTTAACGTAGGATTAGGAACACTGCAAAGGTCAACTCTACGTCAAAAGCATAACCGAGGCGACTTTGAGGGTGCTGCTGAGGAGTTCTTAAAGTATTCTAAAGCAGGCGGTAAGGTTCTTAAAGGTCTGCTTAATAGACGAAAAGACGAGCGAGCGATATACTTAATGTAATTTGTAATACAATCTTCATAAGTATATGATATATAGATTAAATGAAATCTAACAAAATACCTGACGATTGTATGCCAGCTTGTATTAGCTGCTCTTTCTTTGATATATCTCCCAAAGATGACTTAGGCATTTGCCGACGTTATCCTCCTACACTATTCCAAATTGAAGATGAATACGACAGTTGCTATCCGGTGACTGAGCGATCCGATTGGTGTGGTGAATTCATACGGAAAGTAAACTAACATGGCTAAGAAGGTTTCAGATGATGAGTTTATTTCTATTTGGAATAAATACGGATCGGCAGCACAAGTAGCTAGAGCACTAGATATGAATGTACGTAATATATTCGCTAGGCGTAAATCTATAGAGCGTAAGTATTCAATTGAACTAAAGTCATCAGACGTTCGTAGCCCTACATTCAATATAACTATTCCTAGTAATGGTGTTAGAACTAAGGTAGAGATGGACGAAGGTGTAATTATGGTGGCATCAGACTGCCATTATTACCCAGGAATTATATCAACGGCTCATAAGGCTTTCGTTAAGTTAATACCAGAATTAAAGCCACGAATAATCGTAATGAATGGCGATGTATTCGACGGTGCATCAGCTTCTAGGCATGACCCTATAGGCTGGCAGAAAACCCCGACAGTACAGCAGGAGTTAGAGGCTTGCCATGATCGTCTAGCAGAGATTGAGGCAGCGTCTAAGAGTGCTAAGTTGCATTGGACTTGGGGAAACCACGATATGCGATTTAATACTCGTCTAGCGTCCCAAGTTGGGACTGCATTTGAAGGTGTACAAGGATTTAATCTGTCGGATCACTTTCCACGATGGAAGTTTTCTACATCGATTATGGTTAACGAGCATACGATGATTAAGCATCGATGGCATAACGGTATTCATGCTGTCTATAACAATACGTTGAAATCAGGCACTAGTATTGTCACAGGACATTTGCATAGCCTTAAAGTTACTCCGTGGACTGACTATACTGGAACTCGTTATGGTGTAGATACAGGCACTATGGCTAATTTAGATGACCCAAGTTTTGAATATGCGGAAGACCAATCTCGCAACTGGCGCAGTGGATGGGCTGTATTGACGTTCTGGGAAGGTAAATTGATGCCTCCGGAGCTATGTGAAGTTATCTCCGAAGGCTTGGTATATTTTAGAGGCAAGGTTATTGAGATTCCTTAACAAAGATGCCACCAGCGTTCATATAGCCTTTGCGATCCTTAATTTCCTCATACGAGAACTTTAAGCAGCTAGTTAAGGTCACATTTTCCAAAGCAGCAACATTAATGAGGCATACAAGAACGTCGCCAATTCCATCAATAATTCCTCTACGGTCTCGGTTGATAAGTGCTGTGTGAAGTTCATGCATTTCCTCTTGAGCTTTACGATATTGAGCGATAGAAGTGCTATTCGGTATGATTCCTCTGGCTTCACTCCATCGGATAACGTCCATTTCTGTTTCATTCCAACTCATTTACTCTCCTTATAGTGTCCGAAATTTGTATATACATTTCAGTCATGCGGTTTTAAATAATGCATCATCTCAGCGTTCATCTTTGCTTGTGCCCATTTCTGTGGTCCTGATAGCTGCATTAACGCTAGTGAGAATTGCACAAAGTTATTAAGTTTCTCTAACTCCATCTCATCTACTTCACCCCGACGAATACCATCAATTACATTGATAATTCCAATGCGATTGCCGTCTATAACGGCTTGCCAGTCATAGTCTATTTTCTTCTTATGCATTTTTCATTTTCAATGATTTAGGTACTTTAGGTTTAGGACACCATCCAATGCAACTATCATCCCATACGCCGATTACACATACTCCACCAGGGTTAAGCAATAGCATACTAGTTCCTCTTGGCGGTGGCTCTATAGCCGGATCACGGAAGTACAGCTGATCTGTTGTGGCTTGTTGGAACTTATCCATTATTTGGTAATCCTGAGTACAAAGGATAACCATCTATCATTGGCTCGTTTAACTTTTCTTTAATGTTTTTATAGACTTCTATAAAGTCACCACAACTAACTGCATCTTCCAATGCATCCAACACCTGCTGCGCTTCTTCGCGTGTAAGAGTAATCATAATAGCTCACCATTTTTCTCAGAAATTGCATTCATATTTTTTAGTGCAGCATTGCGATACAGTTTTTCCATGATCTTTTTAACGTCAGCAATTTGTCCTGATTTATTCTTATAAATACTCTCTGTCTTATGCTGAGAACATGGCTGGCATATCCATCGACCACTAGTACGAGTCTTTCGGAATACTCCACCATCGACTTCCCTTGTGCATTGGCAACTAGTGCAGAATCTAGTGTTCATAATTGTTCCTTGCGCGGATAGCTGCGGCAGCTTCCAGATAAGTCTTTGCATTGAACGCAATAACAGCACATGCCTCGCGCTCTGCTGCTGCAACTAACGCAGCAAACTTTTTAACAGCGTCTAATCGTTCATCGCTAGTTACCCATAAATTAGCCTCAGCAGCTAATCCCATAATGTCACTTTGTGTCATCTTCCGCATATTCTTTCCTTCGCCTGTTTTAAATTAGAGTCCATTAGCCAAGCAGCACACTGAGAATCAACAGCAAGGGCATTAAAACCGTCTCTATAGCCTTTTTTATAGGCTACCTGAACCTTATCAGTCACCATACTAGAAAACAGCCAGATAGCCCCTAAAGTAGCTCCCATAAATATTAATATTTTCATAATAGTTCACGTATTTCCTTAACTGGCATATCAAACGTCTCATGTATGCGTAGAATCATATCTGCGGAAACATTAACTTTACCGCTACGTATCTTGCTAATCGTAGGTGGTGGTACGTCCAGCTTTCTACTAAGTTCAGCATCATTCTTGATTGCGTAGCGTTCTTTTACTGCGTCTAACAATTTCATGGTTACCCCAGAATAAAAAGACAGGAGCCGAAGCCCCTGTTAAAAGCCACGGAGGAGTGTGGCTGCGAGATCAGTAGCAGTTAGTCGAACAATTATTACCATA